GAATGGTGAATGTCATTGTGCCGGCGCTGAATTGATCGCCTACGTCACGGCGACCGCGTCGCACGTTGATGCTAATGGTCGAGTCCATGACATCAGCGAACTCGGTCGTGCCGTCAAGCACATAAGTTGTGTTGTCTAATACGCCTTTAAGCGTGTCGTCAAGCACGAACGCGTCAACCTGAAAACCCGTTGCAATCTTTAGGTCATAGTTGCCTGAATTAACTACGGCTGTGCCTGGCATTACGCCACCTGTAACTGCAACGGCCCAGCGCTACGCGAATAAGCGCGCAAAGCATTAACAACCGATTCACCGATTTCGGCGCTTGTGGCAAGTCCGCCCGTAACGTTTATGGTTATTCCGCCACCTGTTTGCATGCGATCTAATGGCACGACTGCTTCTGGGCCTGCTTCACCGATTAGCGCAAGGGTAGGGCTTGACACAATGCCACCTTCGGCCATGCGTGGCAAGTTCATACGACTAGCGACCTGTGTTGCTGTGCCACCAAGCGACGGCAAATTGACGTGCTGGATGGTTTTGATGTCTGGCGCAATTGGTATGGCGTTGTAAGCGCGAATAATGCCGTTAACCATCATGATCGCACCGTTAACCACCGACTCGAATGCGCCGAGTATGCCGTTGATAATTGCGTTGACGCCAGTTCTAAACCACTCAAACTTGTTATAAGCAACCACTAGCGCGGCAACAAGTAAGGCAACGCCGGCAGCGATAAGGCTAAATGGGTTGAGTGCCATAGCAATGTTGGTCGCCACGATCGCAGCTGCAACCAAACCGATTGCGCCAGCAATAGCCAGGAATGCTTTGGGGTTGTCTTGAGCCCATGCAGCGAAACGGTTGAGCACAGGTAGCACAGCCTCAAGTACAGGCAACAGGGCAGCGCCGATTGACTCTTTGGTTTCGCCAATGGAGTTTGACAAGATTTTCATTTTACCTGCAGCGGTTTCAGCGCTTACAGCGGTAGCGCCACCAAACGTTCCGCCTAGCACGTCCATGACTTCGTTAAGGCTGGCGCCTTCTTTAATCATCGTTGCCATTTCTGGGGTCAATGATCGGAGCGCCTTAAAGTTGCCTTGGTATGCCTTGGCAAGCGCGTCTGCCACAGTTCCGCTGTCCATCTGGAGCGCTGTGCTGATGTCCATGACAAGGTTCATGTCTTTCATGGCCATGTCAACATCTTTTGTACCGCGCACTAAAGCCTCAAGGCTCTTGCGGTATTCGGTGTCAGCAATGCCAGATGCTCGAGACATCGCGCTGATCTGATCTTCAATCTGTGCGGTCTGGGCTTTGCCTGCGCCAGTCACATTTTGCAAAGTAAGCGCTAACGCCGCCTGCTCCTGCTGGTCTTCCATTGCCGCTTTAGTTGCGTCACCTAGCGCGATAGCCAAACCGCCAAGCGCTGCAGCTGCCGGCACCGCCGCTTTCTTGATTGCAAACTGGGCTTTTTCGGATGTGGTTTCCAGTTGTTTGAACTGGGCAATAGCCTTTTTAATTCCTTTGCCGTCAAACTCGGAAACGATGGGTAATACAACAGCCATTACATCAACTCCTTAGATGTTGCGTCCATAACGCGCTTGACCAATTGCGTCATGCGCTCGTTGACGTCCTCTTTGTTGCGTTCCCATGCTTTCCACATTACTCGCGACGGCTGACCAAACTTGATGTCTAACTGTTTGCCAAGCCTGCCAGTTGTGAGAAAATCGAATAATGCGGCGTCTGGGTTTTCCCAACGAATGACAAATGTGGCCAAGTTGACGTTTTGACCAGCGTATTCCTTGACTCGTTTTGTGTTGATTTTTGCAATAACTTTTTGATTGGTCTTTCCCCACGGCAACAATTCTGCACCTGATTTAACTGTCCATTTTCTTGCCATACCTCTTAAAGGTACGCCTAAAGGAATTGCCTGGTACGCGTCATCTACCACATTTTGGGTCAGACGCTTGTAATCCTTGGTTATTTCACGACGCAAACTTTTGTCAATACGGTTCAGCGTTTTTAGCGCGTCCTTGATGCCGGCAACCTCAATGTTTGCTTCGACTGCCATGACTACCTTCTTTTCTTGTTTGCCTCGTTAAGCACTTTAATGACCGTTGCTATATCTCGAGTGTCAAAGGCAATGTCGCTAGGCCACCAACCGACCGCGACCAATATCTCTGCTAGTTGGCGGCGGTAGGTGCCGCGTCCGTAGGGTTTGGGTCAGTCTCATCCAATACCGGCATAATCTCCAGCTCTGGGTTCTTACTAATCCACTCGCGCCAGTTGTCACCGATCTGTTCGCCTTTAAGTTTCAAAATCGTGTGCATCCAACAGCAGTAATCGCTGTACAGCGGTTGAGTTGATAGTTGCTGAATGTTGCGGCGCTCGAGTCTCTCCCACTCGGTCACCACAAACAGGTTTGTGTAGTAATACTCGGGTGCGCTGTCGGGGGTGCGCTTTAACTGCAATTTGATTTTCATGTGTCTCCTATGTCGGCTTGGAGCCGTTGTTTATCAGGTTACGTCAATTGTGTACGAGCCGCCCTGCAGCTCAATCTCGTAAACACTAAGCTCTCCCAAATTTGCGTTTACGACAGGTAGTGAACTCATGAAAGTATCGGTTAGTTCAAACCCTGGATTGGTTGCCGTGTTGGCACCAGACGCTGGAGTTACTTTGATGTAACACTTGGTGCCGAGAAGCGCTGACAAAACCGAGTAGGACTCACTTGTCGCATAACTGGCATAAACGCTTAGCGTACAATTATTTGAAAAGAGGCCCCCCGTCATGGTGCGGGAATTTTGGCCAAACGCCGTGTCTTCAAGAGCTTCCTTGGTGACAACCAGGCTGCAGGCAGAAACCATATCGGTGATGTCGGTCGTTGACGCGCTAGTCGCGCCGATCAATACAACTGGATTCGAGAGGTAAGTTGATGTTGGCATTTAGTGCTCCTTAAGTTCTTTCTTGATAGTAGATGATTCGTGTTGCTTAGTTGTGGATTATGCGGTTTGGGCTTGGATGGCACAGTCAAGGTCGTAGCACGGGTACAACGCGCCACCGATTTCAAGGCTTGACGGACGGCCACCCATGACAATGATTGACGAGCCAAGCACACTTGCAACGATGCTCAAAATTGATCGGAGCACCGGCAGACCTGCTGGGCCTGAGCCAATGACTTTGATCGGAAACTCGAGGCGCACGATCTTGAAGATTAAAGGCGAGCAAGTTGGCGACAACTGGCGTGATTGGATCAGCAAAAACCCTGACATCGACATTCTGCCGGTACTGGATGAGACTGATCCAAACCCTACGGACGCGGCACCTACCGTCGCCAGCTAGCAGAAGTGTTGGTCGCGGTCGGTTGGTGGCCTAGCGACATTGTGTTTGACTCACGGGACTTGACAACGGTCATTAAAGTGCTTAACGAGGCAAACAAAAAACGGAGATAACGTGACAGAAGTATCGGCAAAGATTGAGGTCGTAGGGCTTAAAGAAGCCTTGAAGACCCTTAACAAGATTGACAAATCTTTGCGTCGCGAAATTACCAAGGACTACAAAAAGATTGTTCAGCCTGTGATTGACGATGCAAACAAACTTGTGCCGTCCACCGTGCCGTTGTCCGGTATGGCGCGTAACTGGAGCACTCGATCAGGGTTCAAAATGTTGCCGTGGATACCTGGCATGAAGCAAAAGATCGCTGCCAAAATCAACACGCGAAACATTAAGGAATACGGCGGAAACAAGAGCAATGTCGGCACGTTCCTCATCCAATGGCAGGGCGCTACCGGCACAATGTTTGACACGTCTATGGAAGGCCCACTAGGTCGCGCGTTGACTTCCCGTTATGGGAGCCGTTCGCGAGTAATGTGGAAAGCGTACGAGCAACGCCAGAACGATGTCATGTCCGAGATGGAGCAGTTGGTTAAGCGCGTCATGGATGAAGCGAACAGAGAGACCGTCTAATGGCAATTAATATCCCGATCATTTCTGAGTTTGACGGCAAGGGCATCAATAAGGCTATTAAGCAGTTCAAGCAACTGGAAACAACATCGGAAAAAGCCCAGTTTGCGATCAAGAAAGCGGCAATTCCTGCAGCTGCCGCGCTCGGCGGTTTGGCTGTAGCGCTCGGTGACGCGACTCGAGCTGCAATGGAAGATCAGCAGGAGCAGGCGGCGTTAGCGCTTACTTTGCAGAATGTGACTGGCGCGGGCGCTGCACAGACCGCACAAGTAGAAAAGCAGATCAGCGCCATGTCTCGAGCGTCTGGCATTGCAGACACCGATTACAGAAAATCGCTTGAGGCTTTAGTCCGAGGCACAAAAGACGTTGACATGGCCATGCGTGACATGAACCTTGTCATGGACATCAGCACAGCCCTACAAATGGACAGTTCCACCGTGGCCGATAGTTTGGCAAAGGCTTATCAGGGAAATTTCAAAGCGCTCCGATCTTTAAGCCCAGAAATGGCAACCATGATCAAAGAAGGCGCAAGCCTTAACGAAGTCATGGACGTGCTTGGCGGAACCTTTGGCGGTGCCACAGCAAAGAACGCCGAAACCGCTGCCGGCAAGATGGCAATCCTTAAAAATTCAATTGGTGAAACTAAAGAGTCAATCGGCGCTGCCCTTTTGCCTGTGCTTGAAGCTGTACTGCCTGTGCTCAACCAGTTTGCTGCATGGGCGCAAGATAACCCCAAAGCATTTCTGGCTATCGCTGCCGCAATTGGTTTAGTTGCCGCTGCAATTGTGGCCACAAACATTGCTATGGCACTTAACCCATTTAGCCTGATTGCTGCAGGTGTCGCGTTACTGGTCGCCGCTCTAGTCGTTGCCTACAACAAGTTTGACTGGTTTAAGACTGGCGTAAACGCAATTATCAACGGCATTCTTGGCGCATTCGAGTCCGTGGTCAACGGTGCGATCATGATGGTCAACGGCATCATCCGCGCCTACAACGCCATTCCAATTGCGCCAGACATCAACACGATCGCGCACGTCAACTTGCCAAGCATTGGTGGCAACTCGGCTACACAAGCCGCATCGCGCATGAACTTACCGCGCATGGCCGAAGGTGGCATCGTGTCAAGCCCTACATTGGCGCTGATCGGTGAGGCAGGCCCAGAAGCCGTAGTGCCATTAGATCGCTTGCAGAACGGTGGCGGAATAACAATTAACGTCACGGGCGGTCTTGCTACTAGCGCAGAAATTGGTGAAAGTGTCGTGAACGCGTTGCGCGCATACTCGAGGTCTGCTGGGCCGTTGCAACTACAGGTCGCCTAATGCCTGGCACAGCTGTCGTTGACTCGGGCAACTATGACCTAAAGATCGCTACAGGGTTTATTGTTGACGCGTTCACTCTTGATGACGCGCTGAAAGGCGTACTTGATAACACCAGTTATGTGCTTGACGGCACTACGGAGTTTGCTGACGTCATGGATTCGGTTACGACTATTACGGTGCGCCGCGGTCGCCGTGACGTGGGCGATCAATTCAGCGCCGGCACAATGACATTTACCATTCAAGACGTGGACGGCATTTTTAACCCGTTTGACCAAAACAGCCCGTATTACGACACCGCCGAATCAAAGCCTGGGCTTGCCCCATTGCGCGCTGTGCAACTCATCCGTTACAGCAACACCAATGTGCCCGAATCATTGTTTAGCGGTTATGTCGTTAACTATGACTACAACTTTGCGTTAGGCGGTCTAGATACCGTGACCGTGTATTGCGCTGACCAGTTTTACCTGCTCGCACAAACCTATCTAAACGCTCTAAACGTCACGCCAGAAACATCAGGTGAACGCATAGAAACCATCCTTGATTTGCCAGAAGTTGATTTCCCAGCAGGCTCGCGAGACATCTCCACAGGCACCGTAAACCTTGGCCACGACAGCGCATACAACATTTCGGCAGGAACAAACGTGCTGCAATACATTACGCAGATCAATGAAACTGCCGAGTTTGGGCGTGTGTTTATGTCAAGGGCTGGCGTGTTTACGTTTCAAGATCGCATTGGTATTACGTTAAGCGCGCCTGTTGCAGAGTTCAAGGATGACGGTACGGGCTACAAGTTTGATGGCGTGGGCATTTCGTTTGAGGCTGACTCGGTAATCAACAGATCGGTCGTTACAGGCTTAGACGGTGACACCTACACAGCAACAGACCCAACTTCAATTGCCACATATTTCATCCAAACGTCAAGCATTACAAACAGCCTGTTGCATGACGCAGGCGAAATTCAGACCGCTGCCGAATACCTGTTAAACCCAGAGCCCGAACCGCGCTACACATCCGTGGCAACCAAATACCTGATGCTGACCACAGCCCAAAAAGACACTCTGGCAACCGTAGACATTGGCGACACGATAAGCATTGAAAAGACGTTCCCTAGCGGTACCAGCACTACGCAGTTGGCGCAAGAGTTATCGGTTGAAGGCATCGAGCACCGATTGGACTTCAGCACAGGCCACAGCATCCTGTACAGCACCGCGCCAACGACGATTGTTTATGAGCTGATACTGGACGATGCCGTGTATGGCACCATTGACACGTTGAATGTTTTAGGATAAAGACGCTATGACCGTTCCAAACTTTACCGCGGGTCAGGTTTTAACGGCCGCCGAACTCGACACGCTTAGGAGTGCTTTAGGCATGACAATTCCAGATTTTACTGCAGGTCAAGTATTGACTGCTGCACAACTAAACCAACTGGTAGCAGTAGCCAACAACCCTGAAGTGTACGGAACAGCAACAGGTGGAACAGGCGTAACCAACGTAACGATCGGTGGCGTC